CTTTATCAGTGGATGATGTTATTGTAAAGGGTCCAAGAGGTGAACTAGATGCTGTGTCACTTGGATAGTTGTTTAATAATAAAGTTACTTTTGAATTACCAGTCAGTACTTTAAAGTCAGGTATAAATCGTTTCATAGACATAATAAATTCGCCGTCTCCTCTAAGATCAGCAGCTCCTGTTGCTTGACCCAAAGCGCTTTTTCTAGCAGATATATCAAAATCACCTGATTGAATGTAGGCATCAATTGATGTTGTACCAGAACTATTAACTTGATCGGTTCCGGTTTCATGAGCATAGTAAGTTGATGCACCAAAAGTATTTGTAATACCTTGAACTGCAAAATTAGGTACAGCAGTTGAGTTATAGTCAGTTGCATAAGGTAAATCATAAACACCTTGATCAATGTAACTTGATCTAGCTAATGAAGACGTAGTCCAAAGGTTTTCTCCAAAATTATATGTTACACATCTATTATTTTGTGTAGATCCAGAGGCTGGGTAGAACCAATTTATTTCATTATATAAACTATTGTGTTCACAATAAATTATTCTTCTTGAATCAAAATTAATACCTAGGTTGTCACCTGTTGTAGTAAATACAAAATCTTCAACTAAACAAGGAATGGCTTTTACAGTACCATCAAACATAAAAAATCCACCTTCTGATGACATCCAAAACACAATACCATTAGAATAACTAAGTGCATTTTGACCAATCAATCCGCAGTTAGTACCAACTTGTCTAACACTAAATGTAAATGGTGGTCCAACATATTGAATTACATACGCTGATGTATCAGTTAATACTAAAGTATAATCTTTACCAGATACAGCTCCAACAATCTGATTGCCTTTATCTAATCGAAAGGTTCCGGCTGTATTAGTTGCGGTTGGTTGATAAGTATTAAAATCTTCTTGATTAGAAAATCTTATAAACATCGGATCTTGTGAACTAGCAGTTCCAATAGTTGTTTCAGTTCCAAAATGAAATACATGTCTATCTCTATCAGATACTTGTGTTAATCTTGATGATGTAGGTGCTCCTGTCATTATCGTTGCTCTAGTTTCTCTAGGTGTTGCTGCACCTGCATCCCAAGTAAATGTTCTACCATTTCTAATAGTTGCAACAAGTATTTGACCAAAATTATCTAAAGACCATTGACCAGGTTCTAATGTGACATCTGCAATTGCAGAAGCTGTTCCCCAGGTGCCTGATCCCCAAGTATCTGTACCCCAACCAAAACCGATAGTTTCAAAGGTAGGTCCGACAAGTACATATGGATTAATAGTTGCTGATCCAGTTCCTGATGTTGAACCCGCTGAATTAGAAGGCATAGTTATTTGAAATGTATTATCTGTTTTATTTAACACTTCAAAAGTATTTCCTGTAAAATCAGCTGTTGAATAACCAGATCCTGTTGGAACTGTGACTGCAGTAAATGTTATAAATCTACCATCTAATAATCCATGTGATGTTTTATTAACAGTAACTGTTGCAGATCCTGATGTTGCATCAAAGTCAACTCCAGTGATAGCTGTATCTAAAGGAGTAATGTCAAAAAATTGTTCTTCGTAATATAAATATAAACCTTGGGAAGTACCAATGGCAACATATCTTTCACCATCAATACTTGAAAAACTATGTTGTGCTCTTGCTGCACCTGGTAATGTGTTTTTATCAGTAGTTAATTGACTCCAGCCACCTATTTTTTCAGGTAATCCGTATCTAAATCTAACAAAATCGCCATCTACCCATTGAGATTCTCCTCCTGAGTCAGTAATCATTTTGTTAAAACCAGGTTTAAAATTAAGCTTTTGTAGCATAGTTATCCAAATATTATAAAGGAGACAGTAGATGGTATGTGGTGGTGTCCACTGCCTCCATTATAATATACTACCTTTTAAACCAAGATGGAAGACCTAAATGTGGTCTTTTATCAAACATATTTTCTTTGGATCCAGGAGTCTTTTGATTGTTATAATGTAAAAAAACTTGAACACATTCTTTACCTTTAAACTTATTTCTCCAATGTTCTAATTCACAACCAGAATATACTAACATATCTCCTGGTTTTAAATCTACTTTAATTCCTTTTTTACCTTCTTCTCCAGATGGCTCTAAATATATAGGCCATGAGTCCCCGCCTAAATTCATAGTAGTAGATATTTCACAACTAAATCTATCTTTATGTCTTTTAAGTTCATCACCTTTTTTATATATTCTTGCATATGTATAGGCAGGATATAATTTAAGACCTGTTACCTTTTCCATTTCTGGTTGGCATTTCAACATTAAAGTTTCCATAGCTCTATCTGCATAACAAGAATAAGTATTTGGTATTTGGCCATCTATTGGATGTTCATAGTATCCAATTAAGTCTTCATATGGAGAAAGGTATCTTTGTTTTCTACATGTATCTAAAACTTGTTTTTGCATACAAAAATAATTTGCAATAAATGCTGCTAAATCTTTTGAGATAGCTTGCTTAATAATTGTGTATTTATTTTTTTTAAAATCCAACATTTGAAAGATTAAAACTTATTCCATACTTTGTTTTATTTGTTATGTTTCTTTTACAACCATGTTTTAAAAAAGAAGTAAAAATTACAAAAGAACCTATTTCAGGTTTTACTTTTTCATTTATTTCAGGAAATTCTAATAATTGATCATGGCTATTTAGATAAATAGCTCCTGAAATATAAGAGCCAAAGTGATCATGCATTGTTGTATAAGAGCTTATGTTACTTTTTATACCCCAAGAATCTTCCAAAGAATATCTTCTTATATCAGTGTCTTCATCCATAAAATCAAAAATTGGAAAAAGTATTTTTAAAAATTCCATATCATTATTAAAATATGTAAAACTAGTCATTTCTCCTTTTAAGTTTGTTTTGTAAGATAAATTATCATTTGAGTTACATCCTTCATTTATTTTTTTAATAAAATATTTTGAGTCAATATTTTTAATTTTTCCTGTATAAAAAATATAAGGTTGCTGTATTTTACTTTTAATTATTTTATTAAACATCTTTAGCCATTCCTTTTGGCACTGCTTGTATATTCCAATGTATAAATCTAAATGGTTCTATACCAAAATCAACTGCAAATTCATGTTCTAAAAAACCTGGAAATATTATCAGTGTACCTGGTTCTGGTTTAAAATGAATCAAATCTGTTCCACCGGTTACTTTATTGAAATTAGGTTTCATTTTTAATTTTGTAGCTCTTGCTGCAGTACGTGGTTCGTGAAATATTGGATAGGATGTTTTATCACTACATTTTAAAAAGTAAAAACCTGATACATGTTGATTCCAATGTATGTGTGCACTGTGATGACCACCACCATTTTTAGCAAACTCTTGTACCCATAATTCACTAAACATAGTATTGTATTTTGTCATGTCAAAACCTTGATGATCTAAATATTCAAAAGATTTTTCACCAATATAATTTCTAAAATCTAAAAAATTATTGTCCGTCATTAATTCCGACGTTGAATGATAACTTATTCCAAACTCTCCATATTTTTTTATATGTTTTTTTGTTTCAGGAAAATTTTTAGCCTGTTTAATATATTTGTTAGAAGCTTTGTTTAATGACTTCACAAACTCTGGTTTGTGTTCTGACCAAATGCTAGTGTTAAAATAATTATTTATATACATACTATTTGTAAGGATATCCAAGGTTCCACATCACCAATGAATATCTAACTCCTTTCGTTACTGGTTTAACTCTATGCCATACAAATGAAGGAAATACGATAACAGATCCTTTAGGCAATATTTCTTTTGCTTGTTTTAAATGTTTTACTTCTTCTCTCATGTGGGGGTCATAATTTCTAAAATCAAATTCTAATTCACCTCCTTCATATTCAGATCCATCTGTTAATTGACAAGTCATTGAAAGCTTTCTAATCATACCATTGTCAGGTCCTTTTCTGTCATAAGGTTTTTCTCTACTATCACAATGCCAATCGTAATATTGATTTAATTTATATTTTGTAAATTGCATGGATTCAGAATAATTCCATTCAAAATTCCAACCAGCATTTTTATTTGCTTCATGAATATACGGATGTAATTCTTTATATATCCAGTTTTCCTTTAACCACTCTAAATCAGAGTTTCTCCTACGTTG